CTGAACAGATTACAAGATACCCTAGTCCTATCATAAACGATCCTAGTAAAACTTATTTTAGAATTATAAAAGGTGGCCTTCATACAATTAGAGGTAAAGTAGGTAACGGTAAAAGACTAAACAAGTTAAGATCACAAGGCATAGATGTAGATTTTAAAGGTTGGTACACAGGTGAAACAAAACATATATTAGTTTGTCCTTCATCACCAACGGTAACTTACAATATAAATGGCATATCTCAACAAGAGTGGATAAATGAGGTAACAAATGAATTAAAGAAACATACAAAAAGAGAAATCAGAGTTAGAAATAAACCAAGACCTGGTAATCAATGGTGGAATACAGATATAAAAGATGACTTAAAATATTGTCATTGTCTAGTTACTAATTTAAGTATGGCAGCCATAGACGCTGTATTAAATAAAGTACCAGCAATAACTCACAATATGAATGTAGCCTCACCAGTATCAGGTAGAGATTTAGCAAAGATAGAAAAACCATTAAAACCTGGTAGAGAAACTATTAGAGAATGGTTACAATTTGTTGTAGAAAACCAGTTTACTATGGCAGAGATAAATAATGGTACAGCACACAAAACTTTAATGGAGCAACAAGTATGATAATTATAGCAGGACCTTGTCAATTAGAATCAAAAGAACACGCCCTTATGATAGCAAATAAAATGAAAAAGATTTGTGATGATAATGGCTTTGATTATGTTTTTAAATCATCATTTGATAAAGCAAATAGAACAAGTTTAAAATCTAAAAGAGGTTTAGGTTTAGAAGAAAGTAAAGAGATATTTCAAGCATTAAATGTAGCAGGCATTGATACACTAACAGATGTACACGAACCACATCAATGTGAAGAACTGGCACCGTTTGTAGATATATTACAGATACCTGCCTTTCTATGCCGACAAACAGATTTATTATTAGCTGCTGGTAAAACAGGTCTAATGATAAATGTAAAGAAAGGTCAGTTTCTAGCACCTTGGGATATGAAAGGTGTAGTAGATAAACTTACATCAACAGGTTTACCAAAAGAAAAAATTATGTTATGTGAAAGAGGTACATTTTTTGGCTACAATCAATTAGTTGTAGATTATAGAGGTCTAATACAGATGAAAGAATTTGGTACTAAAATATGTATGGACGCTACTCATAGTGTACAACAACCAGGTGGTAAAGGCGATAGTAGTGGTGGTAATAGAGACTATGCTCCGTATATGGCCTACGCTTCAACAATATTTAAACCAGACTCTATCTTTATGGAAACACACGAAGACCCCGACAATGCCCCTAGTGATGGCCCTAATATGATAAAACTAGAAGATATGGCAAAAGTGGTGAAAACCATAAAAGCATATAATGATGTATGTTAAATGTAGTATGTGTAAATTGGGGACTAAAATTTAAGCCAATCTATACTCAAAATTTATATAATATGGTAAAGCGACACCTTACCGTACCATTTAAATTTATATGTTATACAAACCACATTAAATTACAAAAGGTAGTTAAAGAAGATAACTTTGAGGCAAGAAAATTACCATTTGCTGATCAATACACAGGCTATTGGAACAAATTATCTTTGTTTAGTCCTGAGGCCAATCTTATGGGCCCCTGTCTATACTTTGATTTAGATGTGGTCATACTAGATAACATAGATTGTTTTGCTAACTTTGGTAATGCTGAGACCTTTGGTGTGATGAGAGACTTTGGTCAGCCTCAGATGTTTTATAATTCTAGTATATTAAAGTTTAATAATTCAAATGCTACTGCTGGTATCTGGAAACCATTTTTAGAAAAGCAGTCAGAATTTATGAGATTACAAGGTGACCAAAATGTTATAACAGATTTAGTTGATAAGAAACCATTAGTTAAAAATGTAAAGATATTTGATGATATTTGGACACAATCATATAAATGGCTAGACCGTAGTCAGACCAGATTTCATAAAAATAGTTGGACCTTTGAACAATCAAAGAATGCTAAAGTGGCTATTTTCCACGGCAATCCAAAACCACACGAATCAGACCAGGAATGGGTAAAATCCAACTGGAAATAGCCAAAAGTTGACCTTCGGCAACTTTGTTCTGGTTCTGTTCTTCTAAAAAGCTAGTAAAATCAACGATAATTAGCGCTTGACTTTGGTGCCAGGTATGATAGGTTATATGTATGAATAACAAAAAGGAGAATACACTATGTCAAAAGTAAAACAATGGGCTGAAGATACAGCCGAAAAAGCAGTAGATAATATTATTGTTAAATTAAAAGATGGTCAAATTGATTTGACAGAAGCCGTGAGCTTGACAATGAAAGTAGAAAATGTTAATATGTTAGGTATTGATGAGAACAATGTTGAGGAGGCTTTGACACAATAATGACAACTTTTAATGTTTGCTATTTAAGAGAATACAGAGATCCTGAAAATGAGTGTGAAACATTTAATTTATATGAAACAATATACAGAAATGTACCTATAAAGTATCTTAATAAATTTACTAATAAAGATTTTAAAATGAAGATGTTAAAACATTGTGATTGGAACTATAAAGAGACAGCAAAGAATTTTGAAAATGTTACCAATATTGATATTGTTACCGAAAAAGATTATTATACATCTTTTGCTGATGTGTATGGTGATGTAATGAGTAAAGATGAGTATAAGACACAAAAATTACATATGTGGAATGACTATGGTCAACAATATGATAGATCAAGTTTAAGAAAAGATTTTAACCCAGCTATGACAAAATCTAAAGTTTATAGCTACAACGGAAAGAAGTGTCATTAATGAAATACGGTGAAGACAAAATATTAGATGAAGTAAAAAAATATATTGGTGGTACCTATGACCAACACTATTCTACAACTAAAGATGGTTTTCAGGTACAAGATATGTTAAGACAACTTGGTATAGATAAAGATTTCTGCCAAGCTAATGCTATCAAATATCTATGTAGATATGGTAAAAAAGATGGTAAGAATAGAAAAGATTTATTAAAAGCAATTCACTACATTGTGCTATTGATGTCAAGTGAAGATAAAAACGAGAAATGGTCAGTTGATGGTTTCTTAAACAAAAAGGAGGACTAATGGCAGTTGATACAGATATATTCTTTAGTAAAGATGATGTAAATAAAAACCTATACAGAAAGAAAACTTATTATACTCTAGTTATAGAGCAAGAAGTTATTGCTAATAACAAAGATGAGGCTGATAAAAAATTTAGTGATTGTGGTATAAATCACTCTCAAATCAACCACGAAATAACTGAAACAAAAAATGGTGTTGAGACTTATATGGTAGACGCCAACTATACAGATTCAGATAACACAAGTTATATGGGTAGAATTGTGTATGATACAGATACATATGACCAATCTTTAGATGACGCTAAGGAAAATGGTGATGTGACTATTGACACATATGAGCCAGAAAAAGAAGTAATGACACCTAAAGAAGAAGACGCTAACGCTGGTGTTGTAAGAGATAAAGATGGTAATGTAATGAGTGAGGCAACTAATGTCTAAAACGGTAACTATTACAGTAAAGAAAAAGACTTTAGAGTCAGTTTATAATCAAGTAAGAATGTGTAATGATTTAGGTTTTCCTAATTTTAGTAAAGGCGAACCTATTAACAACTTGATGAGAGAAGTCAAAAGAGATATTAATAAACAAAAGAAAGAACAAGATTTAGGTTGGAAAGATTTTTGGAGTTTTTGGCCATTATCTATTGTTGTGCCTTTAATGTTATTATCAATTATATTAGGACCGGTATTTACAAGATGAATAATAAACCAAATGAATGGGAACAAGGCGTAATAAATGGTGCTGTAGAGTATTCTATTATGGAGTGGAGATCATTGGATAGAAGTACAAAGACAGTTGTAAAAACTTATAAAGAGGCAAAAGAATTGTTTAAAAAAACTATTAAAAAACATAGACAGACTTTAGCATATGCTGTTGATAAGAATGGTAGATTTGCTAATCTAAACCATTTACCAGAATTTAAAAAGGAGATAGGTGATGAGTAATCAAAGACCAGGTAAAGTAGTAAGAGCTGCCGATCCGACAATGAAGGATATGACAACTCTAAAGTTTTTTAAGAATGCTCAGAAATTATTAGAACAAGAAGGTAAAACAGATGAGGCGTTTTATTTTGAACAGATGGTAGATTGGTTAACTAGTGGACACCAATTACCTACCACGGAAGAACAAACAATTAAGGCACTAGGAATATAGGAGGACTATGATACAAGAAATAGCAACGGTAGATTTGTTGAATACGGTCATTGATAAAATTGATGATGGTAAAATAGCAGACGCCAAAGACGATCTAATTACATTTAAAGATAAGATACAAAATGAGATTGATCAATTTGATAAATGGGCTGAGGTACAATCAGATATTGATACTTCAATACAACTAGAAGTAGATAAGGCACTTGGAAAGTAGATGATGTACTACTCACACAAGCTAAGAATCACCAATCCTGGCGTGTCCAGGTGTGTTCCAGGCATAGAAAAAGCAGTAAAATCAATACTTTTTACAGGCTTGACATTTGGAACGATTTATGGTATGATATACACAATTAACTTAACAAAAGGACTATAATATGTTTTATACAAAAGAAATGATACACACAGAGTTTAAAATGGCTACTCAAAAAGATGAGAAAAATGCTATGAAGCCTGCCGGTAAGAAATCTTACAAACACAGAGTTGCTTACCTTACAGCATTAAAAGAAGATATGATAAAGTCTCCAAAGTATTTTAGAGATGTAAAAATTACAACAGACCAATTACAAAATAGTATTGATTGTTGGTCAGCTCCAAATCCTAGAGACGCTTTCTATATGAAAGTTTTTAATATGACTTATGCTGAAAAGAAAGCACAAGAAGAACTAGAACATTTTACTTATGAAAATGGTGAGAAAAAAGAAGTTAGAAAATCTAAAGAGAAAACACAATCGGTACATTAAGTCTTTAGGTGTCAACATTGATGTTGATACTGGTGAGATTATGTCTTCGTTTGAGGGTTATCCTTTTCCGGATTTATCGTGTAGGCCTAGTTTGCCTACAAGTGATAATATAGCAGGTGTCGGCTTAAAAAAGAAATATGCTACACGAGTACCTGCTGGTAAAACAATTAGTGTGGCATACAATAAGGGTCCTTATATGATTGTTGATGATAAGGATTTTAAAACTATGGGAAGGAAAATATAATATGTGGAATGTGAAAAGTACAACGTTATTTGCCGTTTCATTGGTAGCAGTTATTCTTATATCGGTAAGTATGGCTAAAGCTGATGAAAAGACAATAACTCCTAAAGAGTTTGCTACAGCGATTGCTGAAACACCAAGTAAAGTTGGTAACCATTTAAAAAATGAATGGGAAGAAACAAAAGAGTATCAAGCAAAAAGTTGGGCTGAAATGAAAACTAAATGGCCGTTTACAATGTTTAAGGGTAATCAATAATGCCTGGCGATTTTGTATGTACAAGTGCCAATGATGGCACACATTTATTCAGACCTGTTTCTGCCAGAGGACATACTTTCTGGCAAAAACAAAATTATAATAAATTTGTGATTGATAATAACGAAGATTATTACATTGTTAAAAGTGTTGATAGTCAGAAAATTTGTGATGAGATTAGAAAAAATAATATGGATTTTACTAGTTAGTTTATTGCTAACTAATTGTGCTAACAGATCACATACTGGTGCTGTGTTAGGTTCTACAACTACAACAGGTACTTGTGTATCTATGGGTATTGAAAACCCTTATGCTATCGCTGGTTGTGCTGTGGTTGGTGCTTTTGCTGGTGCTGAAATTATGTACAATTCAGATTATGATGTTCACAATGCCGTGTTTGTAGATCATTTAAACAATGGGCCACAAGGTTCAAGTTATACTAATTGGTTTAATCAAAAGACCGGTAATTCTGGTATTATTAAAACAACTAGGTCTTTTATGAAAGGGCCTATTAAATGTAAAAATTATGACGCTACGATTGATATAACAAATCAATGGCCGTTATTAGGTATTGGTGGCGTCAATAGAAAAATGGTATTTGGTACTGCTTGTCAGTTACCAGATGGCAGATGGATTGAGGATCCGACTTATGAGTAATGATGTATTAGGTTATTCTTCACACGATTGGCGTAAACATACAGATGACGCTGTTGTGGTAGATGATAAAGAATATGAACAAATGAAAGTGAATAATTGTAGAGTTATATTTAAAAATCCAAAGACATTAAAAGAAGAAACTGTTGATGTATCCAGATTGATTAGAGTATTTGTAAACAATAGAGACGATCTGAAAAGGAGTGTTAAATAATGCCTTTTGATCCTAGACAATATATGAAATTAATGTTTTATACAATATTTGCCATATTAATATGTACATATGTATTTGGTGGTGAAAAAATATTACATAGTAAAATTAAATCAATACAACCAGAAAAAACAGATGGTCAGTATTGTTTTGTAAAAGTGGTAATCAAACAACGAGGTGATGAGATTATCAAAGAAGAAATTTTGGAGTGTGCTGATGGTAAAAAAGGTATTGAAACACCAGGTTATTGGGAGTTATTTGCTCAGTTTTATTATAGAGACACATATGCTCCAGAATACTGCCGATATTATAGTCGGGAGGGACACGTTTTTAAAACACCAGGAAAAGTGTGTTTACAAGTAAATGGTGAATGGGAGGTTAGATGATTAAGAATATAATCATAATCGCTCTCTTAATAATGATAATGACAGGTGTATCTTCTAGTGAGGCTTTTGTACATATTCAACAGGGGCTTGACTTTTTGAAAGATTTGTTATATAATGTAGAGAGGAGTGTGGATAAAATATGAAAAACTACATAAAAGTAATAGGTATATTAGTGGCTGGTTTGCTTTTGGCAAATTGTTCTAGTACAACTTATAAGATGAAGTCAGAAAAAGGCAAGGTATTGAATAAAGTACCTGGCTGGTATATGAATGACTTTAAAGTAAAGAAAGCGTGTGGTACGACCAAGTTTGGTAAAAACAAAAACAAAGAGTGTATCTTTGGTGTTGGTACTGCCGTGTCGCCTGATTTACAATTAGCAATCGAAAAAGGTATGATGATTGCCAAGGCTGATTTAGCTGATATTGTAAAGGGTGAAATGAACAAACAATCTAAACAATACATAACTGAAATTGGTAAAACCAATTCAATGTCCGTTGTGACAGATGTTGAGGTTACATTAATCAATATAATATCTAAAACACAAGTTAGAGGTTATGAAATGTGGCAAAAAGACGTTACAATAACTAAAAACGGATATTATAGAGTTTGGATTGGTTTAAGATTGCCAATGGGTGAGTATAATAAAATGTATAATTATACCATAGAAACAGCATTAGATTCTTTTAAGTTAAAAGAGAAGTCTGATATTGCTTACAAACAACTATTGGAAAATACAGGTAATGCGAATGAAAATAACAATTTACAGTAAGAATAATTGTATATACTGCTCCAAGGCCAAGACCTTGGTAAAAAACCTTGGCCTAGAGTATGAGGAAAAGTCATTAGAAAAAGACTTTGGCTCTGACCCTAGTAAGATGTTAGAAGACATAGGTAAAAATGTTAGAGCTATGCCTCAAATTAAGATTGATGACGAGTTGATTGGTGGTTATAATCAATTAATAGAATACTTTGAAAAACAAGGTAAAGTTAATTTTAAGGGTGAGATTATAAGTGAGTAATGATAAGATAATACCATTTCCTAAAAATCGTATTGTTAATCAAAGAAGTAGAGAACTTGATGAACAAAGACGTAAAATGGGTAATAAAGTTGCCAAAGAAATAGAAAAGCAACAAACAAAACAATTTGTTGAAACTTCGGTTGATGATATGAGTATGAACTTATTAAAACAATTTTATGATATGGCAATTAAAACTGATAAACATAGTTTTACAAAAGACTTGGCCTTGTTAGTAGATGTAATGAGAGGTTTAATGTATAGAGATTTTGATATTAAACACCCAGCACAAAAACTATCAGACAAAATGGTAAACTTAAAGGTAAACAGAGACGGAACTCAATCTGCTCAAATAGACTATACGGGTGTTACCGATACTAAAATTAAAAATGGTAAACCATTGAGTAAAGAGGTCAAAGAAGATTTAAAAGATTTAAACGAAACTGGTATAACATTTGATCCAGATGACGATAACGGAATTACATAAAGTAATCGCCTTAGCAGGTTGTAAAATAGTCCAAAATATAAAGGAGAAAATTATGTTTGGAAATACAAAAACAGAAACTAGAGGCAGAAAGAGTTTGTCTAAAAAACAAACAATTCTTAATGCTTTTTTAAGAGGGCAATCAATTGCTTGGAAGACTTTAAACACAAAGTTTGGTCTTAAATCACCAAGAAGTATGGTTGATACTTTAAGAGCTGAAGGCTATATGGTCTACGGTTCAAAAGTAAAAGGTAAACACGTGTACAGACTTGGTACACCAACGAGAGCTATTATCTCTGCTGGTATCAAAGCGTTATACGGAACGCCTTTCAAATACGACAATGCTTCAGTTGTAGCACCTACAAAAGCTACAGTTGCTTCTATTGACGCTTAATTAAATTAACGGTGTGGTGGCGAGCAATCGCCACCTATCATTTTATGGATTTAGAACACGGATTTTTATTAGGTTTTTTAGGTTGTATAGTAACCTTTGTAGGTTTCTTTATAGCTTTTTTGCTTATAAATTATAATAAGAAAAAAGAATTAAAAAAATTAAGAGATATTGAAAATAGAAAAAAAGGGCCATTGTCAGATCATTACTATGGTGATGATACAGTATGAAAACTAAAATTAAAAAAGCAGATTATCAAAACTATGCTGATTGTATAAGAAGTGATCAGGTGTCAGCACCTGAAATTGTAGAACTATTTGAAGATAAATCATTTTATAAATGGTATAAAAAGAAATACTTATGATATTAGTTGACCTCAATCAAGTGTTAATATCAAACCTTATGGCACAGGTCAGAGGTAAAGGTGATGTTAAACCTAATAAAGAAATGATTAGACATATGGTCTTAACATCATTGAGAGGTTTTAATGCTAAGTTTGGCCAAGAATATGGTACAATGGTGTTATGTTCAGACGCCAGCGATCCTTGGCGAAAAGATTTTTTCCCTAGATACAAGTATAGTAGAAAAATGGCCAGACAAGATGGTCCTTTTGATTGGGATAATATATTTAAAATTATTACAGAGATAAAAGAGGAAATTAGAGATAACTTTCCTTATATTGTAATGTATGTAGAGAACTCTGAAGCAGATGATATTATAGCGACACTAATTAAATTACAAGAAGAAGATATTTACCTAGTTGTATCAGGCGATAAAGACTTTATACAACTACATCATTATGGTAATGTATATCAATGGTCGCCATTTTTAAAATCATTTATTGGTGAACAAGAAGACCCTATAAAATTTTTAAGAGAACAGATAATAAAAGGTGACCGATCAGATGGTGTACCAAACATATTATCAGATGACGAAATTTTTGTTAGAGGTGATAGGCAGAAACCTATTACTAAACAAAAACTGGAAGAGTGGTCTAATTTAGATAATATACCACTTGGCTCAGAAACAAAAAAGAACTATAATAGAAATAAAAAGTTAATTGATCTATCACAAATACCAAAAACGATAGAAGATTCTATTATAAATATCTACAGGTCTTATAAAGTACCAAACAGGTCGCTCCTGTTACCTTACTTTATGAAACACAAATTAAAATCATTGATTGAAAACATTAACGATTTTTGACAATATATATTGGAGATAATTATGGCTGAACAAGCACAAAACCCTAACTTAATGAGTAAGAAGGCTATGGAAACTATGGCAAGCACCTCTGGTGTTTCCGGTGAAACCGTACACGAGATTTTTACTAAAGTTAATAATGCCAAAGACAAGCCTAAAAAGATAGAAGTTTTAAGACAAAACGATAAACCGTATTTAAGACAACTATTAAAGGCAGCTTTCTATTCTAAAGTAGAATGGGATTTACCAGATGGTACACCACCGTTTATAGCAAACGAGGCACCAGTTGGTACAGAGCATACACTTTTAAGAAACGAAACAAGACGATTGTATAATTTCATAAAAGGTGGTAACAACACTTTATCAAAAACAAGAAAAGAAACCTTGTTTATTCAGATGTTAGAGGGTTTACACACAACAGAAGCTGATCTAATAATCAACGTTAAAGACAAAAGATTAAACCAAGTTTACAAAGGCCTTACAGAGGCAGTTGTAAAAGAGGCTTTTGGCTGGAATGATGATTTTATGAAAAAAGCTTAAGAATCAACGAATTTTGAGGGCGTCCATTGTGTCGCCCTTAAAAAAACTCACATCCTACAACGCTTTTTAGCGCTTGACTTACCCACCACATATGATATATTAGTTATATTAATAAATATAAAGAGAGGTATATATTATGAAAAAGTTTGTTATGACAATATTGATAGTAAATGGCCTGATATGGGGTTTACTTTCAAATATAGCAAAAGCAGATGACGATTATAATAAGGCGGTGATTGGCCATATTATACAAACTAAAGTGAATGGTACTGATATTGATGTAAATGCTTTGATGAGTTATGAATTAGAGAAACTTGCTCATAAGTATTCAATAGAAATGGTATCAATACTTCAAGCGTATCTACCGGCTATACTTGACGGTGTTATGTCTGATTTAAGACTTCAGGCAGACGAAAAATACAAGTGTGCTTTACTAGAAGGATCTAAAATAGAGGACGATTGTAAATGATAGAACTATTTTTAGAAACTCCATTTGAATTGAAAGTAATTATATTATCGTGTTTAACTATGGCAATAATACAATACTTTAAAGAGGAAAAATGGAAAGAGCAACAATCAAAAAAAAACTGAAAAGAGAATTATCATCCAGAAGGAAGTATAAAACTACCTACAAGGATATAAAATACTTTTTTAATATGATTAATAAAGCTGTATTTAAAAATAAACTAGCACCATTTAATGATATACAGATTAAAAAGATTTACAAAGATAAATCTAAAAAGTTTTGTTATGGTCAGGTAACAACTTGGATATGGGAAAGAAAAGGCACACAACAATTTCATTTAGAAATGTTGCCTGAGTATAGAGATAAAAAAGATTTTGTGGACACTTTAGGCCACGAAATGGTACACCTGTACCAAATGGCTAATGTTGGTGATACTGGTAATCACAACAAACTATTTTATAGTTTTAGGCCTAAGTTAAACGCTATAGGTTTAGACCTATAATAAAAAAAGAAAGAGATATATTATGAGAAAAGTGAAAGAGCTAGACCCTTACATTAAACAGCGTGTAGGTGAGGCGTTAATACTATTAAGTGAATTGGTAAAACCATCTAACTTATCAGGCACAGGTAAAGTATATTATACTGGCCAATGGGCAAAAGATGTTTACGACAACTTTACTGATAAACAAGCAGCTGTTATCTTTTCAAAGGTAAGAAAGTTAGAACCACAATTATCTTTTACTCAAATAAAATTAGAATCATTTAAAGATGAAGATGGTAAAGAATGGGGAGGTTACGATTATTATGCCAAAAAACTTTAATTGGGAAAAAACATTAAACAAAACTTGGTACTGGTCTAAAGTTATTTTAGCCCTTATTATATTAACATTATTAAGTTATGGGTATGGTACTTTTCACCCTAATAAACACGCTAAATTAAAAGTAAATAGTGAACTTGATATATTCTATATGAATCAAATCAAAGATATGGATTTAAGAGAACCAGAATTTACATATACTAATGATGTACAATTTGTTAGAGCTTTACATAAATGTATAAACTATATAAACTTTTCAACACCAAAAGATAAAAGAGTGCCTTATGAAATGATTGTAGGCCAGGCCGCTTTAGAAAGTGGTTGGGGTATGAGTAGATTTGCTACAGAGGCAAATAACTTATTTGGTATTAGAACGTTTAGCGAAAAAACACCACACTTATTACCTGTAGGAGTAGAAAAATGGCCAGGTTGGGGTGTTAGATCATTTGGTAGTAAATGTGATAGTGTAAAAGAGTATGTTAGGTTATTAAATGAACACCCAGCATATGCTGAGTTTAGGGAAAAAAGACAAGAAACTAATGACCCTATAAAATTAATTAAAACTTTAGATAAGTTTTCAACAACAGTTGACTATGACAAAAGAGTTATTAGAATAATTAAGAAAGTAAGAAAGTTAGAAAATACTTTTGCCACAGATAAATCAATCAAATAAATATAACTATGTTTTTAACATTACTAACTTTTATATCGGCCATTAGCATATCTGTTATAGCGGCTGGGTATTCTATAATAGGTTTAGCAACTTTGTTTGCTGGTGCCTTTATACCTATTGTTGCTATGGGCTCTGCTTTAGAAGTTGGTAAACTTGTGGCAGCCAGTTGGTTGTATCACAATTGGCATAGTAATATACCACGCTTACTAAAAACTTATTTGTTTTTAGCAATAATAATATTAATATTCATTACATCAATGGGTATCTTTGGTTTCTTATCAAAGGCACACCTAGATCAAGTTAAACCTACTTCAGGTAATAATATAAAAATAGAACTATTAGATAATCAAATCAATCAACAAGAACTAATTATAACTAGATCACAAAATACACTTGACCGATTAGACAAAGCTTTAGATGTTTATATTGATAAAGAATATGTTAGTAGAGGTTTAAAAGAACGAAAGAAACAAAAAGAAGAACGAGATTTATTAAATCTAGCAATTAAAAATGCTACAGATGAAATTGTTAAATTAACAAATGAAAAAGCTAGTTTAAAATTAGAACAAGATAAAATAGAGGCCGAAGTAGGACCTATTAAGTATATCGCTGAAATGATATATGGTGACCAAGCAAAAGAAATGTTTGACCACGCTGTTAGGATTGTCATACTGATATTGATATTTGTATTTGACCCATTAGCGGTATTATTATTGATAGCGGCTAACATATCATTAAATCAATGGCGTATGAAAAAAAACTTAACAACAAATAACGCTAAAGAAACTCTAGCAAAAAGAATAGAAAAGTTAGAGAAAAGAAATAAAAAATTAAAAGGTTACCAAGGTTTTGTTAATAAACTAGGTTATAAAGAACTAGACGGCCTTGATCCAGATGAGATAAAATTGAAAATAGACCAAATAATGGACTGGAACGACAATGAAAAAAATAATACTAATAATTAGCATAGTAGCTCTTACAGGTTGTATGAAAACAACCTGTTTAACTGATACTGATTGTACCAAAAAATTAGACTGGAATAATCCAGGTTTTACCATAGTGAGAACGATTATCACTAACGGTGCCAACGTTGGAAACTAGGCTTGACATATCTGGTGGATATGTTATATTATAGACTATGATTACAAGTGAGGATATAATGAGAATGAAAGGTGAGAAAATAAAAAAACTAGAGAACTTAGCGAAGGCCTGTGCTGAATCAAATAATGATGACTTCAAAGCTCTTTGGTATAAAAAAATGATTGACTTAGCAAATCAATATGGTATGATGGATTTTGTTATGAGAAAGTTGATACACTAATGAATATATTTTATTTACATAAAGATCCAATTGTGGCAGCTGAAATGAGTTGTGATAAACACGTTGTAAAAATGATTTTAGAGTCTGCTCAATTATTGTGTACTTGTCATAGAGTACAAGATGGTATAGAGTATTATGGCAAAACTGCCAATGGCAGAAAAATCAAAAGGTGGAAACACCCTAATTCTAATTTAGAAACAATCTTATACAAAGCAGGCTGGGTAAAACACCCTAGTACAATATGGTTATTTGAATCTGCTTATAACTATATGTGGTTATATAAACATATGATGGCTCTGAATGATCAGTATAAGAAAAGATACAATCATACAAAAGACCACGTTGCTATACAAAAACTTGGTGAAATATTATCATCACCACCTAAAAATTCTAAAATTAATAAGATAGCAACTGATCCACAACCAGCAATGCCTGATGAATGTAAAGTACCAGGTGACGCTGTTCAAAGTTATCGTAAATATTATATTATGAAGAAAAGAAGATTTGCTACCTGGAAAGCACCATCTGTTGTACCACAATGGTATACAGATATGCTAGAGGCAGAATAGTATGGACTATGAAGAAATAGAAAAGTTGTCTTTAGAAGAATCTAAAAGGCAAACAAAAGAGAGACGAGACGAGGGTAAAAATATGATTAGGCCATTTACCTTTGACGAAAAAAAGTTGTTATGGGATGGCCTATATAACAATAACATAGAGGAATAATATGAGAGCAAAATTAATTGAAGCTTTACAAGAACACGCTAAAGGTCACATAGCAAAACATAAAGCAAATGTAGAAGTATTACTAGAAAAAATAAATGGTATTGCTGAACATCCAGATGTTGTAGAAACAATTGAAAAAGAATTAGGTATAATTGCTGAGTATGATGATCAATTAGAAATGCTTGATAAGTATTTTATAGTTAAAGACCCATTTAAAAGTTAATGAAAAATATAATAGACCCAAAAAATCCACACACCGTGGGTAAGAGTGCTTGGAATTTAGGTAATCATATTTTGATTATCTGTTTTATTATGTCTCTTGTATTTGTGGTTTATAATTCATACTAATGCCATTATACACATTTTACAATAAAAAATCTAAAAAAGAACATACCGATATGATGACCATATCAGAAATGGAAGAGTATCTAGCAAAAAATAAACACATTTCACAGGTTATTGTTCCAATAAATATAGTAGCAGGGGTTTCAGGCCTCTCATACAGACAAGATGGCGGATGGAAAGATAATTTAAGTAGAATAGCCGAGGCACACCCTAAAAGTGCCCTTGCTGATAGATATGGTAAAAAAACAATCAAACAATCTAAAACAGAACAAGTATTAGCGAAACACAGGAAAAGAAGAGGTAAATAAGATGGCAGATATACCAGATTATATGCGAGATTTTGATATGGACCAAGATTATGGTTTTACACCGGTGTCTTCAAAGCCAAAAACTGATAGTACACCTGCTGTTGATCCAAAATTAGTAGAAAATTCTAATATAGAAATTTCAAAAGTTAAATCAGATGTTTCATCAATCAAGTCAATGATGAACGAGATAATGCAAATAGTGGCAGAAAAAGAAACTATAGCAAAAGAAACAACAACTGAAGAACAGAAAAAAAGATTTAAAGAAATTGAGAAAGTTATATTACCGTTTTTATATAACTTATCAAAGTCAGACGAACCTTACATACATTGGCCAAACAGAGGACCAATCATTAAGGCACAAATAGAAAAAGTATTAAAACTTACAAGGGGGTAATTTATGGAAGCGAAAGCAAAACATAAAGAACTAAAAAAACAAGTGAATGAAGCTGAAGACATAAGAAATAATGATAGGTCTTCATATAGTTGGTATGAACTAAAGAACCTAAAGAAGTTAAAGTTAAAAGCAAAGGAAAAAATAAATGAGACTAAGCAAAAACTTTTCGCTTAAAGAACTTATCAAAAGCGAAACAGCTACCAGGAAGAATATCAATAATAATCCTAATGAGGATAATATTGAGAACTTACAAAGACTTTGTGACCACGTATTACAACCAGTCCGAGACCATTTCGGTAAAGTTGTATCAATATCAAGTGGGTTTCGTAGTCCAGAATTGTGTGTAGAGATAGGCTCAAGCGTATCTTCACAACACGCCTCTGGCCAGGCGGCCGATTTCGAAATCTATGGATTGTCGAATAAAACATTGGCCGATTGGATAAACGATAACTTGGATTTTGACCAGTTAATTCTGGAATACCACAAAAAGGACGAACCAAATAGTGGGTGGGTACATTGCTCATACAAGAATGGTGATGACAATAGAAAAGAATATTTGATAGCATTTAGAGACGCTAACGGTAAAACAGCTTACCAAAAAGAATATTCAGACGCTGCTGGCGGACCTACACCAGAAGAAGTTAATGAATCTTTGATTTGACACCGAAGTAATTAAGTATGAAGCTTGACAAATAAACTAAATTATGGTATAGTGAGGATATTATGACATTTAAATTTATAGAATTAGACAAACAAGTCTTACCTAAAACTAAAGGTAAGAGAATAGACGGCTTTCGTTTTTACGATATTAATGGTAAGAACTATCCATCTGTTACCACGGTATTAGGTATTAGAAAAAAAGAAGGCTTACAGAAATGGCGAGACGCCATTGGCGAGAATGTTGCCAATTGGGAAATGGGCAGAGCAGCTCGTAGAGGTAAAGCATTTCATACACTAGTAGAACAATACATCAAAGGCGAAACTCCTAGTATTAGAGACGTTTTACCAATAGGTTTATTTAAGTTAATGAAACCTTACATAGATCAAATTGATAACATACATCTATTAGAGGCAATTATGTATAGTCCAAAACTTACAATTGCTGGTCAAGTAGATTGTGTAGCTGAGTATAATGGTAAGTTATCTGTAATAGATTTTAAGACAGCAAACAAAGAGCGACAAGAAGACTGGATTGAGAATTACTTTCTACAAACCACGGCTTATGCTCATATGTTTGAAGAAACATTTGGTAAACCTATTGAACAAATAGTTATTTTGCTTGCTAGTGAAGACGGTACTGTTCAGACTTTCGTAAAGAACAAAGCAGATTACGAAAAAGAACTTGGCAAAGCAATTGAAGATTTTTATAAATATTATGAAGAACTAAACAAAGATAAGATAACGACCAAATAATATCTTATCAAACAAAGGTAAGATGAAAAAACTCATAACAATTTTAGGTATTTTATTTGCTACAGTAGTATATGCTGACCACGAAAATGATTTTGGTCAATACTACTTTCAACAAGTACCATCATTATGTGGTTCACAAAATACAATCAATAACTATTTAATTCATTATAAATTTAAACCATTTAATCTCTCTTTAGGTAGAGAGGGAATGGACGCTGAAGGAAATCCAGTCTATATGATAACTTACTATGTAAATGAGGACAAAACAGAGTCAGCAGCCGTAATAGATGTACCAGATGGTAGAGAGAGCTGTATATTATTTCATACATTTGATCTAACAAGCCCTAACCAATAAACTTCTTAAAAACTTGCCAAAACCAATATCATATGTTATATTGGTACCGTTAACAAAAAAAAGGTACCAGGCCGTGTACTAGGCGAGAGTCAAACCACGGCCTTAAAAAAAATATGACAAGCAAAGAATTTAGTTTAAAAATAGAAAACATTGTAAAAGAAAAATCTATATCACATATGGAAGCCGTATTGTGGTATTGTAAAGAACACGGTATAGATGAGGGTACGGTCGGTAATCTCATATCAAAATCACTAAAAGAAAAAATCAAACTAGAGGCGACTAATTTAAAGATGTTAAAATATCCTAAATGTGGTCAGTTACCAATATGATAAAAGACATATTAAAAGATTTAAGAGAGTTGAGAGACGAAATGTTGTCAGTAAATTGGCCTGCTCAAAGATTAAGTAATATAATCTTAAAGTATGAAATGAAATTACAAGATGAAAAAAGTAAATTTACGACAGAGGAAATAGTAGAAGCTACAAATAAAATATTAAATGATTGAGTTTAATTACAAATTAGATTATAAAAATACCGTGTTTAGACCAAATGATACACGATATAGAATAGGTCGTGGTGAACAAGGTGTATTGTTAGTTAGACCATATACAGATGTTATTTGTAAACATTGGCGATTTAAGACAATAAAAGAGGCAAGAAAAAGTGCTGAACACATTTATAATATGTATGCTGATTACAGAGTGTTAAAAGATTTTTTAGGTATGGATATGTGTAGAAAGTTTTTAGAAATGGGTTTTACTAGAGCCAGACGATATGCTAATCACAAAGATGGTAAGAAGTATGGTAAAGACGGTAAAGTATTACCACAAGAGAAAGATTGGGCTACAAGTGAAAAAGCAATGGCAGCTAGAACTTTTAAAAGATGGCGTGATGTGGTGACACACGATCCTATATACATAGAAATGAGAAAAAGATGGCGAGAACAAGAATATGTATGGAGGGTTTGAAGTATTTAAGGCCTATCTGGCAATTAAATTACATTTTACAACAGATACATATAACTATGAAGAATATGGTGGTAAAGTTAATTGTAAACTTGAAACATTTACAAAGAGAAATGATAGATACTTTTTTCACAAGTTATCAAAACAATATGATGAGAAAAATATTGTTGACTTCTTTGTTGCTAACTTTACACACAACAATAAAAAATGGGTAGGGAACTTATTACAAAATGACGGAAAAGACATCTATTTGGACTTTAGAAAACGTAAAGAGGCTTTTGGATACCATTTTAGGGACGATTTGGTACGGATTAGTGATGACTTTACTTCTCGTAATCTTTCTTTTGATGATGGTTTTTTATGTCGTGGCGGACAACATCCTAGATTGCTACGCTTACTTATTCAAAAAAGAGCGTCTTTCCAATCCGCCATTGTGCTTAACCACTTTTTGTCGTTTAGTAAGAATTGGGATAAAGAGATTACCGAAAATGTGGTCTGGCCTAAAATCTCATCTACGTTGGCCAAGTTAAAACCATTTGTTAACTTTAACGCTACAGAGTGTAAATTGATTATGAAAGAGGTATTTGTTAAATGACAATAGAACCAATTAAAGAAAAACTAGACGATAAAATTGCCAAGTTAAATTCAAGTAGAGTTTATAAAAAGGTAACACCTAGAGGTGATTTATCTTGGTATATTAAATGGGTAAGTAGTATCTTGTTAATTATAACTATGGTACTAACATCAGCAAATATATTTCCTATAAATTTATACATTGGCCTATTTGGTATGGCAGGTTGGCTAGTTGTTGGTTTACTATGGCACGACAGAGCTTTAATAGTTTTGAATGCTGTATCATTAGCTATCTACTCTATGGGTATTATAAATTATTATTATGGCTAAAGAGGGCGGATCATATCCTAATATTGTATTTTGTTTAGGCAACGGCCAAAGTAGATTAGGTGTTGACTTAAAAAAATTAAGACAACACGGCAAGATTTATGGTTGTAATGCCATTTACAGAACCAATCCAGATGACATAGATGTTTTAGTTGGTGTTGACCAAGGTATAATGCACGAAATGTATCATAGTGGCATTTGTGAAAAAACACCAACATATTTTAGAAACTGGTCAAAAGTACCTGCTGAACTATATGAAAATATGATTAAGGCTGGTGCTACAGATGAGGATTTAAGATTAGCAAGAGAAGAAGGAGCCTTTTACGAAAATGATAGAACTGGTTGTAAAGAGTTTGTAATGCACGGTTCAAGTGTGGCAGGTGTGGCTCACGTAGTTAGAAGTGATAAAACAAAACATAGAAAATTTGTACAACAAAAATCTATTAAAGTATCTTGGCTAAAAGATAATAATAAATCAAAGTGTTTAAACGATATAGAAGATTTTAAAGATAAAGGTTGGGCTGCTGGCCCGACAGC